AAAAAATGTCCAAATAGTATCTATTAACTACTAAAGTACTGCTATCACTAGCCTTTTAGCCTTTGCGTAACTGTTCTGTAAGCAGTTATGCAAGATTTATACAGTAAAAAAGGTCTTTTTTTCTAGAAAAACTGACCATAAAGGGGGGATTTTTTAGATTTTATATATGCGATACCCCTAGAAATTTTTGCGTCAAAACAAAGGGGTGTAAAAGGGTAAAGAGAGGAAGTCCCAAAGGGATCGCCCAGAATGATCCCTATGGGACGTTATAGGAGTTATCTATAAGAGGTCATAAGGGATGTTATAGGAGTGTTATAAGGAGTCATTTGGTTAGGAAGAAAGGGAAGAATCTGTAGCAGCTTCTTCTTTTGTTAGAAACCTTTGAAGGCTGTTGTGGGATCTTTGGGGGGCTTTTCTTTTTTCTTTTGTTACTTTTCTTTTTTCTTTTTTTTGGGTTTGTTTACTTCGTAAATGGGTACTTAAGTAAAAGTATGTGTGACCTTAATGTCAAATCATGTGTGACCTTAATTAGAACATAGAGGCATTGGAGTGATCAGTTTGTTTAATTTGGTCCATAGACATCCCCATAGCTGTTTGAGTAATTGTGTTGTTTATGGAAGAACCCCATTCATCTAGGTGAAGTCTAAGGAGTTCATCTTTTCTAGATTGAATATTGCGATCTTCATCAGCAGACATGTAATCAGTCCAGTAGGAGACAGCACCAGATAGAGCATCTAGGATGTCATCATGTACTAAGGAGCCTTTGTGACGTGTTATGCGAGACATTTGATAAAAGAGTTGGAGTTTTAGTTTTCTTTCTGGTGCTTCATTTGTATTGGATCTGTAGTCTTTTTCTACGACTTTCCTGTCAATAATTAGGCGGTGAGAGTTCATAACAGGTTCTAAGGTGTCAATAATTCTGAACTCTTTAGTTTTGTTATTACGGACGTTTTCTACTTGGCAGGGATGAAATTTAGAAAGAACAGGTTTAAGAAGTTCAGCGAACATACCTCCACCAAAGTTTTCTTCAATGATGATGGTATTAACTTTGTGATCTCTAGCTAATCTGGATAATTTAGTAAGAACAGAATCGTCATAACCACCAACAAGACCACCTGCATCAGAAACAAAGAGGTTTCCATTAAGCATCTTTACGATTGCATAGCCAGTAGCATCTTTACCCTTTCCAGAGGGGTCTATGGACATTACTGATCCGGTGTATTCAATCCAATCACCAAATTCTTGAGCAGGTCTGTAGTATCTATCTCCGTTAAAACCAACACAAGGGAGTTCAGGGAGGGTGTATTCAGGAGAATTAGACCATATAACTTTTTCTGGAGCGTGTTCTGGATTAACTGATGAAATTATTAAATCTGAAAGTTTTAATGGGTATCTGTCTTGATCGGATAAGGATGTATCCAGCATAAACTGGAGAGAGAACCCAGAACGGCCATAGGAGGCTTCACGTTCCATTAGGTCTATAGAGTTAAATCTATCTGGGTCAACAGGATCTTTAGGCTTTACAAGCTCATCTAGGAGCCTTTGATAAACTTTAGGAGCAAGTCTATCTCCATAATTGTTTTTAAGGTTTGGGTATCTAGCAGGCCAAATGCATGTTTCATATCCACGTTCTTCTAGTGTTAGGTAAAGGGATTGTTCAGTTTGTGGAGTACCAAGGAAACAAATTTTGCCATTAGGTTTAAGGATTGCGTCAAATTCTTTAACAGCTTCAGAGAGTTTGTCTCTCATCGGTTGAGTAAAAGAGTTATTAGGAACTTCTACGTCATCTGCTACAACTTCATCAGCCCTACTTCCGGCCATTTGTCCTAAGACCCCTACAGACTTCACAGAAGGGGCATGATCAGCTCTTGCTGGTCTTACATCAAAACTTATCTTACTGTTCCTCTGAGAGGCATCTGGACGCAATGGAGCAAGAATATCCATCTCAGTGATAAGTCTCATTGTAAAAGTAGAGAAATTATCAGCTCTATCTTTAGAAGCTGAAACCACAAGAAACTTTAGTTGTGGGTCCATGCGTAGTTTCCAAACTACATAGGCAGAAGTAATCCAAGATTTACCTACACCTCTAAAAGCTTGTATTATTTTTCTTCTAGGTCCGTGTTGTAAATATTCAGCTATTTCTAGTTGTACTGGTGTTGGATCAGGAAGATTTAAATGCCTCCAAGTAAGAATTAGAAAGTATCTAAAGTCTTGTAGTTTCTCTGGTAAAGGTTGCAATTATCTTTCTAAAGGATGAACAGCTTCTAAGTCAGGTAAAGATGCCATTAGATCACCAAAAGGTGATTCTGGTACAGGAATACATTCAATACCATTATCTTTTAAAAACTGTCTAGCAACATTTAAATCAGAAGGTTTAGCATCACCTGTTCTAATACGATCTAAAAGTTCTTGTACAAGTGCTGTATGAAGGCTTTCTAAGGCTTTTTTATTATCTTTCATAGGTTCCTTAAATGTATTTAATGAACAGGATAGCGTTAATTAGGCAGCTATATAGTTTTCTAATTCATCTGCTTTATCATTTAGACCAGTATAAACGCCATGAAATTTATGATCAGGTCTGTGTCTACCGTCAAGAATGTATAAGCGTTCCATTCTTAAAACACGTTCTTCATCTTCTTTTCTCCATTCAGGATTGTAACCATGCATTGTTAGTTTGCAAAAAAAATAATTGTTGTTAAGTTGAAATTGGCTTAATAAGAGTCCCCATCAAAAGCCCATCAAAGCCTCCTGTGGTCATAAGGGAGGCTTTGTTGTTTAAGTTGTTCTTCTAATTTTACTACGTTTTTTTCTAATTGAATAAGTCTTCTAAATATTTCAATAATATCTTTTTCTCTGCGTCTATTGATACTACCAATGGTCATTAAAATCATACTTGCAATAGCACCAATAATTGCAGCTGTTATTTCAGGCACTGACGAAAAACACAATTTGCTTTATCTTAGTTTGGATACATATCTTTTTTATGAATGAAGAAACCAAAAACAACAACCAAAAAAACAACCAAGAAAACAACAAAAAAGGGGTATTAAACAGATTAAAAGACAGCTTAGATGACACAACAACAACACTTATAAAAATTGTTGTTCTTGGGTGGTCCGGTGCGATCTTGACTTTAAATTACGTTTCCATCCCAGGAATACCTCAACAAAAAATAGATCCAACATTTATAGCTTCAGTGTTTACAGGGGTTTTGGCCAGTTTTAATATTTCAACAACTTCCAAAAAAGGTGATGGAACTTATAAATTAGATGAGGGAAAAAGTAAAACAATAGGAGGAACAAATTATCAAACAATTAGAGTGGAGACACCGATAAAGCTTGTGCCCTTGGAGCCAAAAATAGATCCCATAACTAATAAGCCTATAGATCCACAAACAGGAAAACTTACATGAAGAAGCTATTAATTCTTCTGCTATTAGCAGCACCAGCAGCACAGGCTGACATATCAATTAAACATACTCAATCAGCAAGCTTAAAAGTTGATGGAGCAGCAGTACAGGCCATCAGAGTTCCATCTACTTACGCTGTCTCTGGTAACAACATGAAAGTGACTACAGGTGAACACTTTGGAAAGTTAACAGCAGGTTCATCTTCAGCAGCAGCAACACTTGATGTTGGTGTATATGAGATGCACACTGTAGGCAGTGCTTATTCTTTTGAAGAAAGCTGGCTCCAAGGTGACGCCATCCCTGCCATCGGAAGTGGTGTGGATGTATCAGCAGGTGTTGTAGCTGATATGCCTGCTTTTGGTAATACAGTTGTCACTTCTGGAGGTGTAGCTGGAAATCTTGCTGGTACGGTCACAAGTGCAGGTGTTGTTACGATTACTGCTGGAGGAGCAGGTACTACAGCAACAGGTCAAACAAGTTCAGAAATAACTGTTAAATAGTGCATAAAATATATAAGTTATTACTGCTTATATCCTTTACAGGAACTAGCGTTTCTGCTGTTCCCGTCGTCCCAACCTTCTCAACTGGTACGCTCAATTCCCGTCAAGAAACTAAAACTGTAGTCAGCGAAACTATCACATCAGTTGATTACAGGTCAGGGTATGAATATGTTGTCTCTGGGCATAACATCGAACCACTAGATACAAACGCTATTTCACCTAAAGCTGTATTAAATGCACCTCAAACAGTTGATAACATCACCTTTACATGGACATCAGTAGATGTAACACCAGCAAACAAACCCGATTGGGGTATAAAAACTGCTGGCAACGCTTTTTCATTCACAGAAACCCTATCAAATCCTGGCCTTTCAAATGTAACAACAATCAACCGAACCACAACAACAGAATCTATTGTGGAATCGGTATCTGTCTTTACTCAATAACATTTAATCAACCAGTATTTGCAAACGCTACGACTATAGCCTCTCCATCTGCAACATCCCAAGGCTCGGTGATAAACCAGGGAATACAAGTTCAAAATGGTAGTTTTATGTTTCAAGAAGTAGGTGATGGAATTCGTTGCAGTGGAACAACTCTTACAATAAATCCCTTCATTTCTAAAGTGAATACTTGGAAAGATCCATATGAACCAACGTACCAAGAAAATGTATATGACGACAGTACAGATGATGATGGTAATTTAACTAATCCTGGTGGAGTTCTATATACAAAACCAATTAGAACTGGACAAGCTCGTAATAACTTAAGTTTTAACTATGGTATAACTGCAACCGTGGCCGTTCCACTAGATAGACGCATGACTAACAGGTGCGTGGCTGCTATGAATAGCCGTGTAAAGTATTTAGAACAAGCATACAAAGCTAAGAAATTAGATTATGCTTTGGGACGTTTAAAAGTATGTGCAGAGCAATTAAAACTCGGCGTTGTCTATGCAAAAGACAGTCCTAGTTACGTTGTCTGTGAAGACGTTCGTTTAGTGAATCCTCCTAATACATTGCCAGATCATACCCATAGTATTGAGGTTACTTCCGAAGCTCCTTCTGTTCCTTTCTCCTTTCAGCGAGGGACTTTACAGGAGGCTTCTTCCCCCTCAAAGCAAGAATCTTCTTAGTAATCTTTTTGGAAAAGCTTTTAACTTGACCTTTTAATTGCTTTTGAACAAATTTAGCTATTGGTTGACCAATAACAGTTACACCAACAACTGATGTAATAGCAATAGCAGATGTATTTACTAAAACTGTAGGTTGTGGAGCGTAATTACCTGCGATCTCTATAGGACTTAAACCCTCCCATACTGTTTCACATTTACCTGTAAGTTCATCTCTTTTCCATCCTTTTATTCTTGCAAGTCCTCCTTTACCTAACGAACCAACAGGAGTTTTAGCAAGTGTATCTAATGGTGGGCATGGCAATTTATCTGCAATAAACTGTCCATCAATATTTGGAATTTTAAAGTCTTGTTGTCCTACATCGGTCTTTCCCTCTTGGTTATCTTTGCCATCCTTTTCTTTCACTTTCTTTCTTTGGTTCCCTTTTAACTTTGGAACAGGAGGTACTATTTTTGGCTCTTCTTCTTTAACAGGCCCAACAGTAGATAATCCGTCCCAATCAACAGCCATACTTTCAAGTGTTGGAACATTGCCATCACAGATAATTAAATTTCCACGCTCATCATTGGTTACTAAGTTTTTATTTTTTAACGTCCTAGCCCTTACACACCCAGGCATTTGAATAACAGGAAACCCTATGTTGTTTGGTATTAAAGGTTCAGGTGTAGAAATAAATGTTGTATCTATTGAGGCTTCAGGTATTTCTTTAATTGATATGTCTTTTATTTCCATACAACAAAACCCCCTAGCATGTGTGAGTCTAGGAGGCTTTGAGACTGACGTTCCAACAGAGCAGAGGCTACGTTAATAGCTTGATAATGGGTCTGGTAACAATATATTAGCAGTCGTTCCATTGACCAGCAATATCGCTCGCAACATTTCCTACTTGTTTTCTAGTTTGTCCAAATACGATGCCCGCCAATACTGGTCCTACGATTGGAACGCTTGCAATAGCTGGTGTTACTTGAACCGAACCAGCATCAGCAATCATCTGTCCATTACTTCTACCCTGTGCCATTTTCTCTATACATTCAATCTGCTTTTTTGTAAGCTTTCCTCCTTCTCCTCGAGGGTAAACAGCAAACTGAGCTACAGATTGTTTGTGCATATATTTCTTCTTAACACCACCATTAAAGGTAGGTTGAGAATTATCTGTGATTGTGGTTATTAGCTTTGGATCGTGTTGTTTAGAATTAAACATCCATTCCTCTGCACCATCAGGTTTGGTTTCACTTCTGATTTGAATACTGCTGTAAGGAGTGTTAGCAAGTTTGGCTATGTCTGGTATGCCTGAGTCTTTACGAGCCAAAAGGTTAAGGCTCATAAAGTTTGTAGCAATCAAACCACCTCCTAAGACAAGAGAAGTTAGGCCATTAAATGACTTAAATTGAATCATTTACCAAAAGGCAATACAGAACCAGTTGATTTAGGAAGAGAAGGTGTTTTCATACTGTACTGAATATTTTTAATAACTTGATCTTGAATAGTAAGAAGCATGTCATTAACAAAATCAGCTCTTTTCATGTAAAGAAAACCACCGCCACTAACTGCTAATAGTAAAGCTGCAGTATTTATGTAGGTAAGAATTTTAATCATCCAAGTTCATCTATGTTGGCTTGAACAAGTTGAGTTTTTTTAGTATCTAAAAGAACTTGAGCTTCTTTAAATTCTTCTTCTCTACGTTTTTGATCTTCTTGTAACTGCTTAATTTCAGCAGCAAGCTGTAAACGATCAGCCATAGAAATAATACATTGCTAACAAATCATACCCTAATTGTCTATAGCTGACCTTTTCGGCCAGCACTAAGCATGAGCATAATATATGTAATTAGAGCCTGATTGGTTTACAGTAAGTTCATTTCCTATTATGGTTGCTCCACTACTTGTAGCTTGTACCCAAGGCACACCACCTGTGCCAGTCATTGTAGATTGAGCATTTGCATTATTAAGTGCCAATCTGTTATTAAGACCTCTTAAACTATCACTAAGCCACCAATATTCTGAAGCATCTATATTCTTAATTATGATAAGTCTAGGTTGAAAACCTAATGAAATTGTCTGAGAACTATTACTACCACTAAAATAACCAACCTTGCTGATGCCGTCAACGCTGGCAAAAAGCATGGCTATGTAAGTATTGTTATTTTCATTAGATCTGTTTTGACTTCCCAAACTAAACTCAGTAGCTGTTGGTGCTGTTGAATCAAATAGTCCAGTATTTGTAGCTTCGCTATCTTTGTTATTTAAAGTTAAATATTTACCCCAATTAGTTAAACCACTATGTCCAACTACCCAACCTTCAAAACCTGATCTTTGTTTCAACCAAATCATTTCTGGGGCAACTCCCATTGAATGTTTTATTTTTCTACTAGTACTATTCCCTTCCCAAGTCACTACATCAAAACCAGCGTGGCGTTTCCACATCCATGCTTGATTGCTGCTGTTGAATTCATTTTGCCAAATTCCAACATTTGAATCAAAACTATATCCTGTACTACTACTTTCACTACCAGTAGTATTTGGACTCAAATATTTTCCTTGAATAAGTCTTGCAGATGTAATCCAATTTCCATTACCACCTGGATTCTTTTTCAAAGCCCAATCAACAGGGAACGTACTATCAAATACTGGAATAGTAGAACTACCATTACCCGTATCCATAGCAAAGCACTTAGTCGCATCTTCGATGGGCTTGCCACAATATCCATCTGGCCGTCTAATAGCTGTAAAAATAAATGTCTGTGTTCCTCCTAGATTTGATATTTTAAAACCTGTAGGAGTTACGTCTATGAAATTTGTAGTTGAACCTTCTGCATTGCTTGAATCAGGTCTTAAATATGGATCGATTCCATTTGAAACTATTCCTCTCATTGCGTCAAATATGAACCAAGCACCACTAGTAGTAATGTTTTTTACCAATACCCATTGTGGTTCAAATCCTACATAAACATCGGCATTACCTGAATCAACTTTAAATGATCCATTTTTGATTACGTTTTGATCTCCTGCGTCTCCAAAGACAAAACCAGCAGGGTCATCGAAGGGGCTATCTGTGCTTGCTGTTGGATTGCCATTAGCGGTA